AGGAGAAGACCAAGGGAGCCCCGTTCGCGACGACCAAACTCGAGATCGTCGGGCCCGCGGTCGAATTCGCGGACCTGAAGCAGGTTTCCCTTTTCGGCCCCCAGGACGAGGTCCTCAACGCCCTCGAGCTCGAGATTTCTTCGGCGATCGTCGAGATCGAACGACTCGAAGACCAGATCGAAAAGCGAAAGACGAAGATCGCCTCCCTTAAGTCCGGTCGTCTCGACGTCCTCAAGGGAGCTCGCGAAGCCGCGAAGAAATGGCGGAAAGATCGCGAGAAAGAAATCAACGCCGAGGCCGAATCCACTAGCTGAATCTTGTCCGAGCCGGCCCGCCGGCAACTCGTCACACGCGAGCGATACCCCTAGCCGGGTAAACGGGCCGGCATTTTTTCTTCTTGACTTTCAAAGATTCCGGACGTATAGCTTTAAGCATGGGACCTCGGCCAATAAAACATCCAGGAGTCTCCTCATGCCTTATCTCCATCGAAAAGTGAGCGAGAACCGGGTCTGCGTCTACAAGAAAAATCCCGATGGATCCGCCGGAAAGCGCGTCGGCTGCACGACTCCCGGAAAACTTAACGACTATCTGGCGACCATTCATATCCATAGCCCCGAGAGATCCTCGGGAAAATCCAAAGGAGGTAAGTCTTGAACATTCTGCCCGACGGAAAGCGCGAGGTCACGTTCCCGGAACTTTGGAACGCGATCGGCGGCGGAGTCGCTCATACCATGGAGAAAATCCTCACGATGATGGCCAACTCGGCCGACGCCGGCGAAGACTTTCTTCTCGTCCACAGCACTACGCAGTGGATCGTCAGACTCGCCGACATCAACGAATATTTCAAAACCCACCAGCGTCCCTCGAGGCCGCTCTCGCTCGAGGCCGAAGCTAAGATACTTCGCAAGCAAAACGAGGATCTCCGACTCCAACTCGAAGTCCTGAAGGGTCAAACTCCGATCACGAAACCCTCGGCGGCGCCGAACCCGGAAGAGATTTTCCCCGGCCGCGATCCCGGGATCCCCGTTCCCGGTCTTCTCGACGGCATCGGGGTCGATACGTCTTCGCTTCCTCGAGAGAAAATGAGCGGGGCGGATCTCCAGGCCCATCTGAAAAAGATGGTTTTAGGAATCAAACCTGAGATCCTCCGGGAAAAACCGCCGGCCAGGAAGCACGACCGAAGTCCGTTCGATCAAAATCTCGACTCGGCCGGAGCCCCTCCGCCTGAAGACATCGTCGCTCCGTAAATGAAAACTCAACAGACCGCGTTCGGAAGGTTGAACGACAGACAGGCGACCTTCCTTCAGATCTTTCAATCGACGGGATTCGACCCCGCCCAGAAAAAGAACGCGGCTAAACTCGCCGGCTACGCCGGCGCCGTAGCTCCAATGAAGTCCGGTACGGTCCGGGAACTCATCGCCCGGGCCATGGAAAGCCGCGGCCTGACTCCGGATCTCCTCGTCCGGACGCATAAGGAAGCGATTCGCGCAACCAAGGTCGCCGCCGTCGTCCCGGAAAAAACGGACGGAAACGGAAATGTCGTCCAGAAAAAAGAAGTAATCACCGTCCCAGACCACGTCATCAGACTCAGGGCCGTCGAACTTGGATACGATGTCCTCGGAGCGATGCCGTCGAAAAGCTCCATCCGCCTCGAGAAACACGAGACTTTCAACTTCGACTCAGGAACCATCCACCGAGCTGAGGAAGTGAGCGGAGAAAAAATCATCGACGTTGAACTTGAGGCGGAGGACCTCAGTGATCCAAACCGCCCCTTCTGAGATCGCCGGCCGCTTCCCGCGTTCCTGGTGGCGAGATCAGTCTTCCGGGCTTTTCTTTTTCGAGCACGTCGTCCTGGCCCAAGCCTGGGAGGACAAATTCAGGAACTTCGGTTGTCTTCATCAACTCCTCTGCGACTTCCTCGATCGACGGAAGAGGCCTTCGCGAAGAAAATTCATCTCCGTTTTTCGCGGATCCTACAAGACGACCGTCCTTCTCGGTTTTATCATCTGGGTCTTCGCCTGGTCGATCGAGATGAATAAGCCGGCCTCGATCACCTACAACACGTCGATCAAGGAAAATGCCGAAGCCTTGAATCTCGACTTCCGGGAAACTGTCGAGCACTGTCTTCTGCTCAAGTGGATCTTCCCGAAACTCCCGACCGATCCGAATGATTTTCGGAAGTGGGAGAAACACAAGGTCGAGTATCGGAATCTTTTCAGATTTCAGGTCTCGTCGACGGAAACTCAGCAGACTTCGCGCCATACGACGATCTACATCAACGATGACATCGTCAACGATTTAAACTCGAAGTCCGAGGGAGAACGCGAGAAAGTCTGGGATACATGGAAGTACCAGAAGTCGATCGTCACCCGCTATGCGAAATTCAAGATCGGGCTCGAGATCGACAGCGGGACCCCGTTCCACTCGAAGGACACCATCTGCAAGATCCGCAAACTCCCGAGTTACGATAAGTTCGTCATGCCCTGGGCCATCGAAGACGGCCGAGGACGGGTCGACCCCTACAAGGAAAACGGCGTCCTCTCGTTCCCGGAAATGTTCTGTTGGGAGGATTTCCGGACAATTCGGGAAGACCAGGGCCCGACGATCTTCGCAACTCAATACGCCCTGGAGATAGCCGATGAAGAAGGGATGCTGTGCCGGCCGCAGTGGATCCGTAAGTGGGTCCGGCTCCCGGAGGTCTACAAGAGAGTCATGGTCATGGACCCGGCCGTCACGGCCGATCCGAAACGCTCCAGAACTTCCGCAACCGGCGTCGTCATCTGCGACGTCGATCCTTCTGGGAATCTCTATGTCATATTCGCGGAGAAATTCTTCGTCACGCCCGAAGGTTTCATTCGGTTGATGGAAAGACTGACGGCCCAGTTCCATCCGGACGAAACTTACGTCGAGAAAGAAAAAACTTCGATCACGATCGCCGACACGTACACGTACCTGGCGCCGAAGCTCAACTTCACCTTCGTCGAACATCAGGGGAGGCCGAAGGCAAGCCGAATTATGTATATGCAACAGTGGTTCGAGACCGGCCGGATCCTTCTCGGCGATAACATGAACGAACTCGAAGACGCGATCGTCACCTATGACGGCGTTAGCAAGGAAAATACGGATCTTCTGGATCCGCTCGCCTACCAGGTCAAAATCATCGACCCTCCTAAACGCGGACATCGTCGGGATGAACGCGAGGAGAAAAAAGATCGGTTCGAGGAAGAACTCGAAAGAGTGAGCAAACTCATGAAAAATCTCCAAAGTAATACCGAATGGGGCCAGGCCGATGCGACTATGTAAAATCATCGAGAAAGTCTTAGGATCGTCCGAGCAAAATCGGACTGTTCTCGAGCAAATCTGCACGGAATTCCGACGGATCAACGCGACTCTCGCGACGATCTCCGAGGCTGACCAGGAAAGACTCGTCCTCGATCGCACCGTCGCCAAAGAAAAACTCGAATATCTCAAGGCGAGCGGCGACCTTATTCGCCTCGAAGTATCCGCCACGAAGGCCAGGGTTGCCCTAAAACCGGGCATTCACGACGACGAGTTCTGAGATGTCATCGAGAAAGATCGCCGAAGAGAAGACCGAGGAGATCGCCCCGATTTCAGTCGATAAGGGCGACTGGTTCTGGATCGAAGGGAAAGAGCAGACCGAGGCCCAGTTCTGCGCCTGGGCCAATGCCTTTGTCCAGGATCATCCGGTCGTCCGCCAACACCATGGAAAATGGCAGGAGCTGATCGCCTGGGAAGAGGGAGATCAATATACTCTCTGGAATTCCGACGCGAAGCGGGTCGCCCCGGTCGATCTTACTCGGAAGAAACGAGTCGTCATCAACTTCATGAAGCCGCTGATCGAGGCGATCGACGGCAAGGTAAATTTTTTCAACTCAGTTATCGGCGTCCCGAACTCCTCCGAGCAAAAGGATATCAACGGATCCATCGTCGCGACGAAAATCCTCGCCCACAATGACGTCATCGTCGGGATCGATGGGGTTACGGAGGACATGAAGTACGATATGTACCGGACCGGGACCGGCTGCATCCGCTGGTTTTGGGATGAGTCTCTCTCGGGATTCGGTCAAGTCGAAAAAGGGAAAGCGGCCCGGCGGGTCGAAGGCGACGTCGGATGTTACTCCCCCGATATTTTCAATCTTCGCCCGGATCCGGCGGCCAAAAGGCCGGATCAACTTCGATGGATGTTCGAGATCAAGGAAATCTCGGTCGACGACTTCCTCTCCACCTATGGCGACAAGGTCGAGGAGGAATGGCTTAAGAAACAGATCGAGTCAGATCCGGCGAAGAAATACATGGGGACGAACGAAGATCTCAGCGAGAAACACCGCGATATGCCGACCGTCGTTATCCTCGAGTTTATCGAGAAACCGTCGAACAAGTATCCGCAGGGAAGATTCATCGTCGTCCTCGCGGACAAGGCGGTCGAGGCCGGCCCGAACACGAACGCCGACAACGATCTCGGATATTTCTTCTATTACTATCGAAAGAATCGAAGGTCTTTTTGGGGCCGCGGACCGCTCTACTACGTCCAGCCGATCCAGAAAGAATTCAACCGCATGGTCTCGATGGAGTCCGAACACTATGAGGCCTGGCGGCCGAAGATGATGGTGCCGATGGGCTCGCTCGCCCGAGCAAGTTCCATGATTGCGGGATCCCTCGAGCTCGTCGAAATTCCCTTCGACCGCGGCGCGAGGCCCGAGCCGGTCCAGATGCCTCAGTTGTCCTCCGGCCAGAAAGAATATCGAGACTTCCTCCTCGCGGCGAAGGACATGGTCTCGAACATTCATGAGCCGAGTTACGCGCAACTTCCGAAATATTCGAGTCAATCTCCGAACTCGCTCTATCAATCCATGCTTGAACAAGAGGCCGTCAAACTCGACCCGATGGTCAAGCGGACGAATAAGACGATCTTAGCCCAAAGTCGTTTCCGCCTTAAACTCATGGCCAAACACTATGGAGAAAGACGACTCGTCAAGATCATGGGACCGAATAAAATCGCGGCGACTCGTTACTTCTCGGCGATCGATCTGAATCAGAATTACGATGTTCAACTCGAGATCGGAGTCTCCATAAATCAATCCACAACTGTACTCGGTCGACTCGTCCTCGACCTTTGGGACAAGAAATTCTTCGACACTTCGGACAGACCGAAGATCCTTAAACTTCTAAATCTCGGGACGGCCGAGGCCGAATTCCGCGGAGATATTGCCGACCTTGAGCGGGCCTGCCGAGAGAACCAAAGTTTCATCGACGGGACCTGGATGGGGGTCAAGGGCAAAAGCCGGCCTATTTGGGTTTTTGTCCATGACGATCATGAAGTCCACCTCGAGCAACATACGAACCTCTACAAATCGGAGGAAGTCGAGACCTGGCCGGATGAACAGGTCCAGGCGCTTGAGGATCATATCGAGAAACACTTCGAGTTCTATCTCAAGCTCGCCGAGGCGTCCAAGGCTATGGAGGCCGGGCCCACGTCCGAAACAGGGCAGGCCGCGGCATCTCCGGAAGACGAATACGCCCAGGAAGAACTTGAACGAGGGGGAGGCGGCGAAGGAGCCGAACCTCTTCCTGTGGTATAATCGCGAAGGAGGGTAAATTGCCAGAGCCTAAAGAAGACCAAGCGGGAAAGCCGGTCTCCCCGGTCACTCCGCAGTCTCCGAAACCAGGCGAACTTCCGAAGGAGGGTTTCTTCGAACCGGGGACGTTGAATAAGTGGATGAGCGAACTGAATCTCTTTGGAGATCCAGCACCCGCCAAGACCACGCCGAAACCCGCCCCGGCCGCCGGCGAAGACGATTGTCCGGGCTGTCCGAAGAAAACTGCGGCCGCGCCAACCTCGGGATCCGAGGAGCCGTTTGCCGTAATTAAAGTCGACGGCAAGGATATCCCCGTCAAAAGCCGAGAAGAACTGATCGCCCTCGCTCAACAGGGCCACGACTACACTCGAAAGAGACAACGCGACTCCGAAACCGAGAGAGATCTCGAAGAAAGAGAACGCTCGCTCATGGCCCTGGCCGATCCGCTCAATACCCTCGTCGAACACATCAAATCCGGGAAACCGCTCCTGTCCAAATCCGCGAAGACGGAAGACTCCGAAGAGGAAGCTCCGTTCGGGGACGAGGAGGAAGAGGAGATCGAAGATCCGGTCGCTCGGAAGAAACTCCAGGAAGCCGGGCGCAAACTCAAGGTTCTCGAGGACGAACTGAGTCAGGTTCGTGAGGAACGCAATATCCGAACCGCCACGGCGGCTGCGTCGGGCCTCGAGGAACTTTATAACGTAGCTGCCAAAGAACATCCGATCGAGAACGTCATCGACGACGAGACGAAGGCCAACCTGAGTTTTCCGATGGTTGCCGGCTACATCAGTATGCTTAACCTACGGGAAGAAGCGATGGCTAAGCAAGATCCGAAATTCAGGAGAACGCCGGTCCCGGATCTTATCAAACGAGGAGTTCGGGACTTCAGTCGTTTTCAGGTCAAGCTCAGAGGTTCGACCGGAGCGACGGCCTTGAACGTCGATGTACTCTCGAAGGATCGCCCCGACCTTGTCGAAGAAATCGGCAAGATCGCGGTCGCGGCCTATGTCGAGGGAAGACAGGCCTTCCCCAAAATCGTCCGTCCTGCCGGCGCCGGCGGCGCCGCTTTCGAGAAGAAGACCGCTGTAAAACGGCAGATAAAGGGAACGGACGATGCGATCGATCAAGCTCTCGAGGACCCGGAAGTTATCGCCGGACTCGAGGAAATGGCCAGATCGATGCCGCACATGATCGGTTTACCTAACGATTAACTTCAAGTTCACATAGTAGGAGAATCCTCATGGCCAATGTTTTTGGCCTGGCCCAAGTGGCCACCGACAAAATCTTTCTCGAATTCATCATGCCCGGGCTCAACGTCGAGATCAGGGCGAACACGATCCTTTACGATCGCTTCAAGACCGATACCGAACACGTCGTCGGGAAATACGCGCTCTTTAAACGCGTAACCGGGTCGCCGAAATCGGCCCGGCCCTCATCGTCTTCGACTTTCCCGACCGCGAAGCAGGGAGCGTACGACGAATATCTCGTCTATCTGAAGCGCGGTATGTACGCCCAACTTCAATTCGACGGGCTCACTCTCGCTTGTTCCCAGGGCAAGGGCGCCATCGCTGACGTTCTCCGAACGGAAGTCGACGGCATTAAGATGCACATCTCCAATAAACTCAACCGTCAGTACCACGGCGACGGATCCGGCCGCCTGGCTCGCTGCTACGGCGCCGGCTCGAACTCCACCGACCTCACGATCGATCACGAATTCTTCGGCCTCGACTCCAACGGCCGCTCGAATCCCGCTCAATATCTCGACGAGGGGATGTCGGTCGACATTTACGATTCCTCGGGGAATCTCGAGGCGGAAGACGTCGACATCTCGGCGATCGTGAACAACGGGGACGGGACCGCCGCGGTCACTCTTTTGACGGCTCAAACCTGGAGCGACAACGGCTATCTTTTCGACCACGACACCTATGCGGCTTCTCAGGCCGCGGGCACCGGCGTCCCGATGGGACTGCACGGGATCATCTCCGCGTCCAATCCGTACGTCGGGATCACCCCGACCTACTTTCAGAACATCGACCGTGCCGCCTCCGGGAAATCTTGGTCAAAGGCAACGATCGTGGCGATGGGATCCTCGGCGACGGCGCCGACGGACGACAAACTTCTCGAACTCGTCCAGGAATGCGAGAAGTGGGGCCGGACGAAAGTCCTCCTCACCAACGCCTATATCTGGCGGGCTCTCTTTTCAATCTGGAAAACGGACCGGACGATGCCGAACGAAAAGGCCGCCTGGGCCGGCGTCACCGGATTGAAATTCTACGGCGGTCGTTCCGGGGAGATCCCGGTCATCTATGACGACGACTGTCCGGATCAACGGATCCTCGCCCTCGACGAAGCATACCTCAAGAACGAAGCCCCCTCGAAGAACGGGATGGCCTGGTTGCCGGGGGATAGCGGAATTCTTCAGAGAATTCAGGGCAAGGACGAATCAGTCGCAAGCCTGGTCTTTTACTACAACTTCGTCGCCGAGAAGACGAGAGCCCAGGGCGCCTTGACCTACGTCAAGCACGCGGCGAGCTAAGGAGGAAAAAATGGCCGTTCAGACTCCCAAAATCATCTCCGATGGACTTTCCTTCAAGGCTTTGGCACCCGTCAATTTCGACGGCGCGAAGATCAAAGTGCGCGTTCAGATCAAGACGGCGGACTACACCGTCCTGCACACCGATTCCGGAACGATCTTCTGCACCGTCGGCGATACCGGCGCGATCGTCTTTACTCTTCCGGTTGTCCCCATCAAGAACGAGTTCTTCATTTTCTTCCAGAGCGTCGACCAGAACATGACGGTCAACGCAGGGGCGGCCAACACCATGCGGACGAAGAACGATCTCGATGCCGATGGCGTCGTGTTCTCGACCGGAAGTAATCTCATCGGGGCCTGCATCTTAGTCTTTGGCGACGGGACCTACTGGAACGTCGCCCAACTCTGCACCAACACGATGACGGTCACGACCTAGGGGTACGAAACCAATGTGCGAAAGAGGCCGGACGGTCATCCTAGCGCCTCCGGCCTCGTCTTTCTCGGCGCATTAGGAGAGCGCAAACCATGTCTATGGCAAAAGGAATTCGATCGGGTGGGTATTTCAACATCAACGAGGCCTTTCGATTCAAGAAGAACGTCATCTTCGACCAGATCCAGAATCCTCTCGGCTATACGTATTTTGTCCGAAACGACGGCGCCGACCAGGGCGGCCGAAGCGGGCTCACGACCGCCGAGGCCTTCAAGACTCTCGCCTACGCCAACTCTCGCGCCGCGGCATGGGACAAGATCATCGTCTTGCCCGCCACGGATTGTAGCGCGTACCTGGAGACGGAACTTCCGATCAACATCACGAAGAACGGACTGAAGATTCTCGGTCTTCAGACGCATGAGCGCCAATGGGGATCTCCGGCAATTCACACCCACGCGACGAGTTATCTCTTCACTGTCAACGCCCATCAGGTCGAGATCGGGAATCTTTCGATCCATCACCAGGGCGCGGGCGTCAGCATTGTCTGGGGATCTTCGGACAACTACTGGCGCGGTCATCTCCATGACTGCTATTTCGGCGGGAACAGTACCGCCCTCACGGCAGTCATTTGGGGAAATACTACGGCCGCCGGCGTCGGCCCCGGAAATACGATCGACTCGCCCTGCGGTTGCATCGAACGATGCTACTTCATGGACTACGTAACCAGGATGGTCTTCTGGAACACGGGTTACGGAAGTGTGATCCGGGACTGCACCTTCGCAATCACCGCCGCGGCGGGAATCGGGATCGAATACTATACCGACGGGACCAGCCGGCCCCACTCTTTCATCGTGGACAATCGGTTCTCGGCCGTCGACGCGACGAACGCCTACGGGATCAAAGTCACGAACACACCCACGGCCGGGTATCTCATGATTGACGGGAACTCGTTCAACAACTTCGCCGATGCCGCCCACTGTCTTTCCAAGCACGACGGATATCTCGGGGCGAACTACTGCAACGGCGTCCTGATCACGACATAGGTGTAGGTCCATGGCCAACGCCTATAAACTTTACAAGATCTGTTCGTCTTGCAAGGGGACGGGCAAAATTACGCTCCCTATCGGCTCATCGCCCACGCCGACCGAATGCACCTGCTTCGACTGCGTGGGAGCCAAGGTATATCTTTGGGGATATTGTACCGAGGCCATCTTCGATATTCCCGACATCCCCGCATGATGGCCGAAGAAACGAACTGAAAGAAAGGGGGATGGTAACATCCCCCGATCTTCTGGAGGAAAGGCAAGATGGCAAACAACACCGATTCCGAAAGACTCTGGATGCTCACAGACGCGGCCGTAATCAAGGCGGCCGGAACACCCGTCGTCGTAAGGAAACTCATTTACTTTCCCGCGGCCGTGAACGACAACGTCGTTATTCACGAGTACGCGCCCGGCGGGACTGCCAGAATCGCAGTTCGAATGAAGGCCGGCCCGGCCGTCGTCCTGCCGATCGAAATCGACTTCGGCAATGAAGGAAGGTCGCTCAACGGTTTTCGGCTGCTGACGATCGACGCCGGTTATCTCGACGTTTATCTCGGATCAAAATGATCCAAGTCCATGGGACGGAGAAGCGGCCGCCTGACTGGTGGGTTAAAGAACTCGCCATCATCGACCGACGCTACAAAGTCGTCTATGTCGACGAGTACGATTACTGGTCCGTTAAACTCACGACACCGTACTACATGGAGAGAGACGGAGATCTTCAGAAATTCGAGACGACGACGTCGCTCGCGACATTCAAGAATCTTAACGATGCGGCCCTCGAGAATCTTCGTTCTCGAAAGCGCCTCGGAGAGATCTTTGCCCGAGCGAATAATCCGAATGCCTATCTCGATTGGATCGTCCGCATGAATAAGGAAGCCCGGGCGAAAGAGATCGAACTTGGGATCGAGATGCAGGCCGAAGGATTCATGGAGATCGAGAAGTACGTCAATCGAGGTAAGCATACGGTTCACGCCGGAGAATAGAAATGACCAAAGATGCGATGAGGACCCTCGTCCGAAATCTCTTCAAGGAAACTTCGACCGCCGTCGGCGCCCTTTATCCCTCGGACAACGTCCTGATCGACCTGGTCCTCGACATGAGCATGACTCTTGTCTGCATGGACCTGGCCGTTTTCCTTCCCCATGAGTTCCTCACTTCGGAGACGATCAGTCTCTTGGCTAACACGGCGAGTTATACGTTGACCGGGAGTCCTCTCCAGTATTGGGCGATGCTCAGAAATATCACCGGCGAGACGCCCCGGCCGATTCGATGGATCGACCCGGGCCTGGTCGCCACGAGAATGACCGTCGGAGAGAAACACGAAAATCCGAATCGCTGGTATCACACCGGCGAAAAAACGATCACCTTCGTCCCGACACCCTCGGTCGCGAAGGCCAACTACGCGAAGATCTTGTACATCTCGGCCGAGGCTGCGACGATGGGGACGAACGGACCGGCCTATATTCCGACACCCCTTCATTCTCTTGTCCCACTCAAGGCCGTCGAACTTACCTGTTCTATCACCGAAACGAATCCGATTTCTTTCCAAAGGATCTACGCGATGTTTATCAATCAAGGCATCCGCCTTTACGGACCGCGGGTCCAGAACGAACCGAAGTTCCTGAATCCGGATCCGGCGGAACTCGAGTATCTCGACTCGAGAGATAAGGCTTTCATCGACATGGCCTCACCCTTCGAGCGATGATCGAATCAACGCAGAACCTTTCTGAGCTCGAGATCCGGCTCAATCATGGAGTGGACCAGGTCTCGGCGGTTGCCGACGTTCCGATAAGCGGATTCTTAAATCTCGAAAATTGGAGGATTGCCCAGGACGGGAAGCGGATCGAAAAAAGAAACGGTTTGACCGTGATCGACGACGATGTCGCGACGGTCCTCGGCGGGCACGATGTCTTCGGATACCACACCTACTACAACGCCGCCGCCCAGTTCTGCCAGTTGGTGATCGCCGAAGACAAGATCTACAGGAAAACAGCGACCGGATCCTGGGGATCCGCGATTCATACCTGGGCGTCCACGCTCGCGCACCCGATCAATCCACTTGAGATCCAGGGAAAGCAGTACGTTATCTCCGAAATTGAGAACTTCATGCTTCTCGGGGCCGGGACGAAAGTTAAAGTCGGGATCACCGCGCCGACGACGGTCCCGACGATCACGGCGACTTACGACGCCCTACTTCTCGACGAAGACATGGCCGCGATCACGGACTGGGCGGACGACGACGTCGGCGCCGGCGCCTCGTCTCAAGCAACCTTCGACTCGAAGAGCTGCATGAGGCTTCTCAACACGGCCCTCTCCGGAAATATCGCCGGCAGAAGTAGGACCGTCTCCAATATCGGCGCCGAATTTACGGTCGAGATGTCGATCTATATCAACACGATCGGGATGTATCAGAACTCGAACCAACTTCAGTTCAACCTTCACAACGGCCGGACCAACACCCAAATTATCATCGACATGAACGACACGTACGTTTATTCGGGAAAATACTGGGTGTCGACGGGGATGAATGTTCCCCAGGATAAATGGGCGACGTACAAGTTTTATATCAATACGAAAGAACCGGGCGAGGAATACTGCGAAGTCTATCGGGATGGTCGAAGTTATGGCCAGTATAGATGTTCGGACAAAGAAACGACAACGCCCGGGTCGATTCAAATTAGATTGCTCGGAGAAAGCGTCGCGACCGACGTCTATATCGATTACTTCAAGATCGGCGGAGTCACCGGCGGGAAGATCGTCGGGATCCGCCGCTATGCCGTTACTTTTGCCAGGTCCGGAGCATACGGCAGTGAATCGAATCCGATCTTCGGAACCGTGGGTCCCTCCGTCACGTTCGTCACGTCCTCCGGGGGACTTAACGATATGACTCCGGGAGGGACGTACACCGGAATAAGAAACAAGACCTATATCGTCAAGATCGACGGGACGGGCCCCCCTAATACGATCAAGTGGTCGGAAGACGATGGAGAAACGTGGAATTCAACCACCGTACCGATCACGACAACGATGTACCTGTCCGACGGCGTGACCCTGACCTTCGTTGCCACGACCGGGCACACTCTCGACGATTACTGGACTTTTACTTGTTCGGCCATGGCCGCGGACTGCCTACACCAGTACGCCGTTTTGACGGGCATTCCCAAGTCCGGAGAGACGGGGATCGATCAGCGAAAAATCTATGCGACGCTGGCCGGCGGAGACTCCTATTACCTTCTGGCCATCATGAACGATAATTTGTCGACGACGTATAAAGATAATAACGACGACCCCGTCTTAGGAGTCGGCGAAGATCTTCGACTGGACCGGGATGTCGCGCCTCTTGGGAAATTTCCTATCTACTGGGACGATCGACTCTGGATCTTTAATCATACTGAATGCATGGCTTACTATTCCGAAATAAACGATCCGGAGGCTTTTGATATTTCGGACAGATGGATTTCGCTTCGGAGCGGCCAATCGAAAGACGAGATCACCGGAGTAATTCCCTACAAAAGCCATCTCTACGTCTTCAAACAACACGCAATCGCGATTATTCGGAAAAGAACGGATGGAACATACGGCCGGTACTGGATATGCAAAGACTATGGTTGCATCGCGCCTTGGAGTCTTCAGGAGGTCGGCGGACTCCTGATGTTCCTCTCTCACCGAGGATGGGAAGTCTTCAACGGTTGCGCGAGTTACTCCGTTCTATTTTCGTTGCCGGTCCGGCGGACCCTGGCCACGCTCGATAAGACGGCCCTCGACAAAGTCTGCTCTGTCGTAAATAGGGACTATTACGAAGCCTGGCTTTCGATCCCGGACCGGACTTCCGGATCCGCGATCACGATCGTTTGCAATTATCTTGTGCCGGCGTTTTATTTCTTCAGTTTCGCGAAGGTCCCATCGATCATCGTCGAGGCAAGGAACTCCTCCGGCGTCATGAAGACTTACTTCGGATCCCGAGACGGCTATCTCTTCACCGCCGACACTGGAGTTACCGATGTCGGAACGACGATCACTGCAACCGGAAGAACTCCCTGGATCAGATTCCCGATCACAACTCAATTCCGGAAGATGGAGGCCGAGATCGAGGCGCCCACGGGAATCACGCTTACGACGAATGTTTATATCGACCTCCAGTCTACGGCCGTTTCGACCCGGACGATCGCCGGATCGACGCCCTCGGCGCCGGACCAAGAATACAGACTTCCTATTTTTGATTCGATCGAGTTCTTTCTTCAGGCGAAATATCTCGGATTCTCATTCACCGAATCCGGCGCCGTCGGCGCTTCGCTGAAGATCAATCTTCTAAAATTCTTTTACGCGGCTTATGTTCGACGCGGCCGAATCGCGGGAAATCAATAACATGGCAGACATCATCGGCCAACTTCTACTCGAGGAACAGAAGGCGATCGAGTCCGGCAAGTATCCGAATCCTTGGCTCGATGAAGAATTCAATTCCTGCGAGCTTGACCTTCCCGAGCCCGGCGCCTCGATCGACGATACTTTCGAGAGGATCGGCGGCGGGGGGACGACCGTAGAAGGATCGACGACGACGACGACGGGGGGTCCATGCTACTGGATAAAACGCGGGTCCGATATTTATTACTTGGAAGGCGGCGCTGCCGTCGGAACTCCGGATCCGAAATCGGACGAATATAAATTTCATACTGAGGACGGGAATCTCGGAGCGATCGGCGTTGACGGCGAAGACACCTGGGTCGACGCCGTAGGAGTCTGGTAATGGCTATCGCCGATACCTGGGTCGATCTCGGGGCGGTCTGGACCTATGTTCCCGCCGCCGGAGAGACCCGCTGTATAGAATACCTTGAGAACGGAATCGTCATGGGGGGCGCCCAGAATAAGCTCTGGAGGTCGACAGATTACGGGACGACGTGGACCGAAATCGCCTGGGTCGATCCGGGCCGCGTTTATCAGTGGATGGATATCCTCTACGTCGGCGCCGGGATTGTCCTGGCGATGATCTCCGGTTACCCGTACGGAAGTTTTCATACTTTCAGGTCGACGGATTATGGCCTTACCTGGTCCGACCTCGGGCATATCGCCCCCGGGATCGACGACCTCCAGAAGATCGTGAATTGCGGGGCCGGGGTCATTCTTACCTATCAGTTTGTCAGCGGCGCGCAGGTCCGGTCCACCGACTTCGGGGCGACCTGGGCCGTAGAGACAGGGGTATTCGTTCGGCCCGCCTGGGGGGCCGCTTACGATAGCGGGACCGGGACCCTCGTTGTCTGTACCGCCGGATTCCCCAACGGCGGGGAGATTCTGAGATCGACGAATAAAGGGGTGAGTTACACGACGATCTTGGATACCGGCATCGGCGGAGCGGAATTCGCCGGAGGCGTCTGTTCCCTTGGCGGCGGGATCTGGCTTGTTGGAAGATGGACTTCGTTAGGAACAAGGGTTTATAGATCGACCAACGACGGACTCAATTGGACTATTATCAGTGCCGTTCCCGGAGACCAGAACGGAGTCTGGGAATTCATTAATTTCACGGGAGGCCATGTCGCCCTTTTCGACATTGCCGCCGGGGGAGTCAGGATCTTCGTCTCCCACGATTACGGCGCGACCTGGGCCGACTCGCTCATGGGTGGGATTTATTCCGGTCTTTTTGACGGGACATATTGCGCCGGGACCCTCGGCCTGATCTGCGGAGGACAGAACCATGTCTACTCGAGCGGGTCCGTCAACGATCCTGAAGTCATCGTGGATCCGAAGGTCGGTCATCGTTGGAGAAAATTCGACGGCGATGCTACCTGGACGGATTTCTGGTCGATGTTCTACACCCAGGGCGCCGGGACGAATCGGCCCCTTTATCTCTACAACGAAGTCTCCGATCAAATTATTCTGAAGATCGATCCGGCGGACAACATCCTCCAGGTTCATAAAAGTGTTTTCATTTACGAAGAACTTAGACTTCGCGGAATAGGGGAATACCACTCCGGATTCAAGAGCGCGGAAGTCGCGTCGAGTTGTATCTGGGTACTTCCGATCGCGGACGGATCTGCCAACCAAGTCATGAAAACGAGCGGGTCGAAGGTTCTCAGTTTTGTGAATCTTTATCATAGCCTGCTCGAAGGGACATATCATGCGGACACGGTCACGGGGACCCCCGTCCTCGGAGATATCATCATCGCCAACGTGACACCGAAGTGGATTAAAAAAGCCGGAAACACAACGACGACGAAGAAGTTTCTCCGGCAGACCGGGACGGGTACGATCTCGGCCGAACCGGACTGGGATGTTCTCGAGGCCGGGGACATGGTGGCCCACGCACTCGACGGCGCGAAACATACCGTTGCCGGTCTCACCGCCGGCCATTTTTTGAAGGCTCTCAGCGCGACGACATTCGGATTCGCCGCGCACGGACTTCTTCTCGACGACCTGGGAGACGTCAACGCCGGCACTCCGGGATCGGGAGACGTTTTGACGTGGGATCCGACTCCGGGCGAATGGGTTCCGCTTCCACCCGGCGCCGGATCCATCGCTCTTGACGACCTGACCGACGTTAACGCGGCCGCCCCGAACGACCTAGACGTTCTGACCTGGGATTCTGTCCCTGGCGAATGGATCGCTTCTCCGCCGGCGGGAGGAGGCGCCCTCGATGACCTGAGCGATGTCACCGCTCCATCTCCTTCGGACGATGATGTTCTTTCCTGGGACCAGGCAACTTTGAGATGGGTTAACACGCCGATGGTCGGAGCAGTGGATTTTACAGATCTTTCTGATGTTCCTGCATCTTACGCGGCCGAAGACCGAGGAAAAATTGTTCGAGTTAACGCCGCAAAAACTGGCCTAGAATTCAAACCCCATATCCATCGGAAAGTTTCAGTTTTTCCTAACTTCAATACACCGGCTTCGCCTTATTGTATCGGCATTCCCGCTCCGACTCAGCATGGTACTGGCACTAAGTCTACGTCGAACGATTCGGTTTATGAATGGACGCTTTGGGCTAATTTTACTCCCGCCGGGGCGATGTATTGGGCCAGCGATCCTTTGTCTATATCGGTTGGTCCTGGGTTTACGTGGCTTTATCGAATTAAAACTCAGGCGAGCGTTTCCCAAATGCGCTTCTGGTGTGGGTTTCGAGTAAGTGGAGCAAATGATGGTGATTATCTAGATGCCGATGGGGCCGCTTTCATGGCCCATAATGGTGGGAATTTCTTTGCCTGCACTCGTTCGGGAGCGAATCATACTGAGGTTGATACTGGGACTGCGTGTGCGGCGAACACTGTTTATGAATTCAAGATTGTTTCCACAGTAACCTCGCTCGATTTTATGATTAACGATGTGGTGGAGGCTACAATAACGACGAATATTCCATCTTCGGCCTGGCCATGTATTTGGATTCTTGTCGATGATGCGAAGAGTCTCAAGTTTGGAGGTATGGAGATTTGGAGTTAAGATAATGAACGACCTTCCACTCCTCACGAAGATTCTGGTCAACGGCGGGATCGCCGCGATCGTCCTTATATTCGTGACGGTTCTTATAAAACAACTGACCAGTTTCGTTAAAGTCATGAAGCCGGCCCTTGCCACATCCGGGGGAAACGGGGGCAGGGAGACTCGCATGAATCGATCTGAGATGGAATCTCAAATTCTTCACATCAAAAACACGGAGACTGTTCTAGAAAATACGAAGGAAAGTCTTCACCGGGCCGAGGCGATGCAACTTTGTCTTCGAGACCTCGGGAGCAAACTCGACACGGCGAACGGTTACTTAAAACAACTTGTCGAATTTCAACGAGAAGATCGGGGAGGTTAACATGGACATCGGCACAATCTTAATGTTGGCTCTCACTGGGATCCAACTGGCCCAGTCTCTTTTCGGCAAGAAAGATCAGACCGCCACGCAGACGACGACCGAACTGCCGAGAGGATATCAAAGTCCTTTCTTGGGTCTGGCCGATATGTACACCCTCGGAGGCGGCGCAAACCGTAATGCCGCCTATGAAGGATGGGGCTGGCCAGAGGGCCAGGGGCCGAGGAATCCTTTCGGCGAAGACTTCATGAGCTCCCTTATGCAAGCCTGGCCGGAAGTCTTGAGCGCGTACGCGGGAAAAGGGACGATCCCTGTGCCGAAGAATAAAACAACCGTCCCGAAGACCGGACTTGGGGTCGGCGGATCAGTCCGAAACCTTATCGGACGAGCTCCGCTGATTTAGGAGAATCCGATGCCAGGCGGTTACTTCTACGGAAAAAATGTAAGTCCGACTTTTCCACGCGCAGGCGCAACTCCTGGTATAACTGGGGATGTCCCCGAACCAGTGCCGAAGAAAATCGTAAATCCTGGGGACACAACCCCGGAAATAGATCCCAAAAAGAAGTGCTACAACGACTGCATAAGGAATTTTCCGGCCGGCTACAATCGATCGAAATGTATCGCCGAATGCGCCAAAACTCCCAAGCGAAAAATCGGAGAAGATCCGATCATAAAGAAACCCGGCGAAACTCCAGGGACAAAGTCGAAGGGCGATCCGTGGGCCGGATGTCCCGAGCGCGGAAAGAAGTATATGCTTGGGGCCGGAGAGACGGCCTGCGAGGCCGGCTACGTCCCCATCTCAAAGCCGGAAGGGACTCAATGCGAGTGCGTCAAATGGTGCCAGGACATCGGTTACGGGGCCGACTGCAAGAGCGGCGCCGGCGGGACGACGTCGGGCCAGTATAAATTCCCGGCGGAATTGAACGATCTTTATCTTGCTCTCATCGGGAAGGGAAAGAATCTTCTCACCGACTGGAACTTCTCTCCGGAGATGAAGTCGTACATGGACGCCCTCATGGGTCGCGGCCGGGAAGCCCTCGAAAAGAAGCCCGGATATTCGGAGTCCTTCCTCAACGCGGCGATGACCGGCGGCGCCGACACGATGCGCCGACAGGCCGCGGCGACGAAGGCCGCTCAACTTCGGAGTCTTCAGTCTCAGGGCCTTCTCGGGACCGGCGCCGGCCAGGCTGCGATCTCCGATCTCGATCTTACGACAAGTCAGGGCGTCGGAGGAATGATTAGGGATCTTCTCATCAGCAACGAAGAAAAGAAGAAGGCGGACTACATCGATATGACCGGCCTGGCTCAGTCGGTCTTCGGTCAAGGAATGGAGTTCGAGAAGACTCCCGCGACCATGAACATGGAAAGAGCTAAGGTCGCTCAGCTCATGTTCTCGACCGGGATGGACTACAACACAGCCATGGAAATGATTAACGCGGGTCGAAGAGGCGAAGGATCTGCAAACTGGGCCATGTGGCTCGAGTATATCAAGTCTTTGATGGCGAGTTATGGAGCTTAAGATGGCCAACGAAAACGGAATGGAGTTTCTCGCGAGTCTTCTGAGAAGTGCGGGACCGCTCAATCCGGCGAAATCGATCATCGATCAAATGAGGATGGCCGGCAAGCCGCGAGTCTCACAGACTGTCGCGACGCAACCGGACGAGCCGATCGACCTCGGAAGTATCGGAATGTTGCTTTTCATGCTTCTCAAGAGCGGCCTTCTGGGCGGGACTTCGGCGGCGGCCGGCGGAGGATCGAGTACGCCGGCATTCAGTCTTGCGACTCCCGGGGTCTCGATGCCGGGAACTTCAGGCGGATTTCAAATCCCCAAGTTCAGTCTGAAATAGGAGGTTCCGATGGCCCAGTCATCCGGGACTCGAGCGCAGTTCAACAGAAATATCCAGAGTCTTCTCGAATACTTCATGAAAGAAGGGCTCATGGAGAAAGAGTTCGCCGGCCGGCGTGGCCTCCTGGAGCAGGAACGAAAGGGCCAGGGCGAATACATCGAAAAGCAGAGCGAGGCCTGGAGTCGAAATACAAGAGAGCAAATCGCCGGTCAACTCGAAGTCATCGGCCAGCAGTTCGTCAACGAGGCCTCGAATAAAGCGCCGGTCAAGTCCTACACGGCCCAGGCACTGAAGGCCGAAATGGAAGGCGACGTCGCTAAGGCGGAGGCGTTGAAACTTAAGGCTCAAGAACATATCCGCCGGACCGCAGCTCCGCTCCGAAAACTCTTTCCTTCGACGGTCGTCCCCGGCGTCGATATTGAAGGACTTATCGAGAATTGGTCCCAGGAAGGCGTCCAGAACGCTCTGCTTGCCCGTCAATCGGAGATCGAACAGGGCCGGACGATCGCCGAGAATGCGAAAGACAGGGTGGTCCGGGGAGAAGCCGTGGTAACTGAAAGAATCAAGGCGCTCACGGATTACGATAAACTTGGCCAGGAGACTTCCGAGAAGTCTTTAACTCGATTCGAGAAAATGGCGACGGATCTGATCGACGTTCTTCAGGATGCGGAAAAATCGAAATCCCTAATTCCGAAACTTCCCGAAGACCGCCGCGGACAACTCTTGACGGAGATCTCGAAAGTCCGCTCCTCGATCGCCCAGGGAAATATGCCGACCGGCGGTCAACGTCGAATCCTCGAGAACTACTGGAACCCGGCAATGATGAAGACGGGCGCGAAACGGACGGAAGGATGGGATCTTCCCCTCGCCGAAGAAGGTGGACTTTTCGAGCCCGAACTTGCCGCAGTCTCGGATGATATTCTCATGAAGAAGATTCGGGCGAAGGTCGCCGGGATGGAGAACAAGCCGCCCGAAAGTGCGATCCAGTACGTTTATCAGTGGCTTAAGAAAAATGCGGCCGTGAGGTAAACCGTGTTTGCTCCTTCGCTTCAGATCGACACGCAGAAGAAGACGACGAGAACTTCTTCCGACATCGATTCAATGATCGAGAGACTTTTCGGGCAGATCGGCTATGGAGCTATGCCATCTTCCGGGACGGATCTGGATAAAAGACCCTCGAGACTTGGGATAGAGCCGCAGGAAGAAGGGAATATTTCCTCCAAGATCGACGACATCCTTCGCAGTAGTCTGAGTGCCTCCGGATATGAGGGCGAGATCCCGGCGAATCCTCTGGATCCTGGGGATCCAAGGTCGGACAACGTCTTCGATTTCATCCTTCAACGTGCGATTTCCGAGGGAGCCCTGGCCGAGGGCAAGGCGACGATCGGCCCGGCCCGGCCGAAAGAGAAGATTGCGCTCCGGGAGACGGAGGCCAAGGCCCGGGCCGCTGGCAGAATGCCGATGGCCCTGACCCCGGAGCAAATGACCAGGTCGACCGAGATGATGTTCGAGCGCGAAGACATCAAGTCGATCGACAAATTCGCGCAAGTCTTGGACCTTCCCGTCCAGACCATGACGGGATTTCTCAACGGTCTCTTCTGGGGAATCCCGAAGGCGGCGCTCGGGGCGGCCGGGCTCGAGACTCCGGAGGCGAGGACGACTGCCGGCAAGATCGGCGGAGGCCTCGGCGAACTCGGCGGCATGATCGGTCCGGGAGTCGCCGCCGGCGCCGCCCGAATAGTCGGCAAGATCGGGGCGAAAACGATGATTCCGGGCGCCCTCGAAACGACGAGATTTGGACTTCGATATCAGCCAGGATCCAAGGCTTTTGAACTCATGATGGATCTTGTCGAGGCGTCGAAGAGCGGAATCTTGAAAGCCTCTCCGTTCTCGATCACCGGGAAACTCGCCGATAAATTGTTTCCGGCCACGAAGGGCGCCGGAATTGTCCGGGAATATTTGAAGTCCATGGCCAGGGGATCGGTCCAACTCAGTCTTGCGGCCGCAGCTGTCGAGTGGGGAGGCGAGGATCCGGACGCAATTCTTCAGAATAAACTCCAGGCCTTCAAGGGCGGCGCGATCGCCGGCGCTCTTTTCCCGATGACTTCGATCCTTCATCTCGAGAAGGGCGGATTCAAAACTCTTTCCTGGATCCTTCGTGCTGGAGTGAACTCCGCTACCTTGGACGCCGTCAACGGGACGACTCCCTGGGATGAGCGGAATTTAACCGAGAAAGCCTACCAGTACGGATTGAATGCCTGGTTCTCGAGGGTTGGAACGAACCTTAAGGGAATTCGGTCCGCCTTCGATGAATCGAGACGATTCGATGCCGAGGCCAGAGCTGCGGGATCGCCGACAAATCTATCGGACATTTTCATTGAGACGAGAAACATTCTCCAGCCTTCAAGAAAAGCTCTTCCGGGCCGACCCGCGGCGCTTCCGGCGCCTCCGACGGGAGAACTTCCTCCTCCCGTCATCTCGGCGCCAGCGATCGGGGAGAGATTCGTCAAGGAAGGGCGCGTCACGATCCCGGAGATCAACGCCGCGGTCACTTTCATACACGGGCGGGCGGCCGCGGGCCTGAAGGTGGATCCTTATGATCTTGCGGGAGCACTGAATATCACGCCTGAGAAAGCGGGGCTGGTGCTGAAACGAGTTAACTATCCGGTCCAGATGCCGCTCCGGCCGCCGGGTGAAGGACCCTCGACTCGTAAAGTCGATATCATTCCGGCCGCCTCGGCCGCGCCGACGATGGCCCTTGATGTAAAGCCGACCGGAGACGGCGGCATGACGATCAGTTTCAAACCACCGACGGCGGCGCCGGCGATCGCGCCCACTACTTCGGCGGCGCCCGCAACTCTCGATGATCTGAAGGCTCACGCAAAAAAGATGATCGCCGATTTTCAGGCGATGATCGTGACGACTGATGAAAGTATCCAAAGAAATAAAGAAAGTCTCGCCTATAAAGAACCGACGATAAAGAGATACGAAGGCGAAGAAAGACCCGGCGTCAGGGCCATGGAAAGGACGAAGCCGCCGACGACGTCCACCCCGACGGCCGCCCCGGCCGCGGCAGCGCCGCCACTTCCTCCGGGCCCGGCCGCTCCGTCTCCGGCGAAAGTAGAAGAAAGAATCGCTCCCTTCAGGACCACGCCGATCGTGCCAGAAAATTCCATATTCAAAGCCGTCGGCGAGAAATGGATCAAAGGCGATAAATCTTTTATCGTATTAAAAATCAGTCCGACGAAACCACATACTGCGGAAGTTGAAGAAAATAATGGAAAAAAATACTATGCTTCAACATATAGGGCCTGGGACACTGGATGGCGACCGGCCGCCCCGGCCGCGGCAGCGCCGCCACTTCCCCTCGGGCCGCCGCCACCGCCGGCAAAAGTAAGAGAAGCTCCGGCTTCCTTTGCCGCGCCCGAAGCGGTAAAAAATCATTCGATGTCCTACAAGCGCGGCGATACTGTCGATACTCCATCGGGCCGCGGCGAAGTCGAGGCCGTCATCGAAGGTCCGAAGCCTCTTTATAATGTCCGCCTCCGGAAGGGCGACGCCGATGTCATAAATACGTATTCACCATCCGAGATTTCCTTTGTCTCGAGGCCGGAAACAGCGGTTCCTCCGGAACCCGAGAAGACGGTCCCTCGAGTTATCGAGGGCGAAAAGCCGAGGGCGCCCCGTCCGACGGCCGAGGAGACCGGCCGGATCCTTTTCTCCGGCCTTGAAGAACTGAAGGAACAACCGCTCAGGCTGGAGTATGAACGAGGATATCCGATCCTTCAAAGTTCAAGACCGAACGCGATGCCGTTGATAATCGATCCGACAAGACCCGTCGGAGTGGGTCGCCTGCTCTCTCGGCAGACTCGCGGCACGACGATCAGAATCCCTTCGGAACTTACGGCGCCGCAGAAGATTTATACTCGCGGGATCGAAGAGAAAGAAGTCCCGGTCGAAGTCGTCTTCACAAAGCGCGGTAAATTCTGGTACACGACGATCGGAGAAAAGGAAATCGTCCGATCTTCCCAGGAACTTGCCCGAGATCTTGCGACGAGGGCCAGGGGCGCCGGAGTCAAGCGAAGCAAATATGTCCAACGTCGGATCCGGCCCACACGAATTGCGGCCGGAGAAGGGACCCTTGAATCGGCAGAACTCGGGGGCGGCGCACCACCTCCATCTACCGAAGAGGGCATTACCTCCCCCTCTAAGGCGGCTCAGACTCCTTCACGCCAGGCGGTAGAGCCCGTCCCCGTTTCTTCTATCATCACATTTACGACCCCGAAGGGCGCGATTCATACGCTTCTTCCTGATAGTCCGAAGGCGAAGGACTGGTTCACGAAAGCCCCGGAGGGAACCACGGTTTCAATCCCCGCCGAATTGACGAAGACCGGCAAACTTGCAGATCTTAAAAAATATCCGGACGGAAAGTGGGTCCACGAACCTTCGGGAAAAACGTACTCACCGGATTTTGTCGCGAGCATGATAAAGCCGGCGAGGGTTGAACCGGCCGCGAAGATCGGACCTCCCGCAGAAAAAAAAACTCTAACGCCCGCCGGCGAAAGCCTTACTGAAGAAGCCGACAAGATCTTCTCCGATCTTCCAAAAGAAAAGGGTTTCTCCTGGCTCCGAAATGAGACGGACTCCCTTTACCCGAGCGGCCCGACCGGGGCCGATATTCGGGCCGACCTTTACTCGACGATCCTCGAACGCGGGGAGGACTTCTTTAAGAATGCGAAAGATCCCGAGGGAAAATCCGTCCCTTATCCGGAATCGATCTGGAGATATGCGAGGAACTTCGCCCGACTTCGCCGGCAGCCGAGAGTCAGGAAAGACAAATCGGGGAAGGTTATTCAGGTTGAAGAAGGAATCGAAGATACCGGGGCCACCAAAAGAACTGCGGAAGAGGGCCAGGAAGTGCCGATCCTCGAGGGCGTTTCAATTCGCCCGGGAGAAACGGGCCCGAGCTTTGCTGAAGAATTCGGCCGAAGTCCGAAAGGAAAGCCGCCGGGCGAGCCCGATGCCGCGGCCGATGAAGAAGCCGAAAGAACGGCCGAGCAGATCTCCGCGGCCAAGCGCGAAAGAGACGAAGGTGAAGCGAAATTCAGGAAGACGATCCGGGACGCAATCTATAAAGTTTCTTCCGACGATCTCGATCGCGACATCGGGACCGAGGTCCTCCTCGAGGGTATGAGCGTAGATAATTTTGTGGATCAAAGACTCGGCGGGAAGAAGCGATCGACGGTCTTCGAACGAGTGAAGCGGCTTCGAACCAGGCTTAAGGAATACTTCGAGCGAAACGGGATCAAGCCGGAATCAGGATATGTCAGCCTTCAGCCGATGCGTGACTTCTGGAAGACGATGGAGTACGCGGCTAAGAAATTCAAAGATAAATTTTTGGTCCGTTACTTTACCTATGGCCGTGGACTTCCGACGGAACTTGTCAACGCCTTCGATCGAGCGACCCAAGGGATCCGAAGTTCTCAGTACAAGGGCGCCATCCAGGGGAAGGCGATCATGAAGTATCTGAAGTCCGTCGATAACGATCCGGACGCAAGGCGGACAATCATCAGGGCCCTTCGAGGAGAAATTCCCGTCGACCAGGTTGGAGGATCCCAAGAAGTTCAGCAGATGCTTTATGATTTTAGGATGCTTCGCCGAGATCTCGGTCTCGGCCTGGTCGAATACAATCCGGCGGCGAATGAGGCATGGAAGGAAACCGTCCTCGATAACTTGCTGTCTTATCTCACCAGATCCTACCGGCTTTACGAATATCCCATCGCTCACAAAAAGTTACTCGACAAAATCTTCGGAAGGGACATTTGGAATCCGGATTCGGAAGCCCGTCGGGCCTGGAAAAATGTTCTTCTCGAATGGT